ATGTTACGATACCGAACTGAAGTTTTGGTCCTTGTACGTTAACTGCTTCGCCAGTAGTGTAAGCGTTTAATCCGCCATTTGTGTAAGAACTAGCATCCTGATGGAATACTGGTTGAAAGTCACCGTTTGCTTTTGTAAATTGTGCCATTTTTCTATTTCCTTTTGTTTTAAAAGTACACGTTCCATGCACTTTATATTATTTTGAATTTCACACCCGTGAGATTCATACAAGTATTTATGCCAGAAGTAAAAAAATTGGGTTAATTATCGTGTGGCTGATCTATTAGCCGCACTGAAGGTTGATCTTGGAACCAATTTGATATCACCTTTAGGATGAGTCATTACATAACCTTCTCCTCCAGGCTTGCCATTAATGCTTTGTTTTATTGGCGATTCTTGGCTATCGAATTTATTAATAATATCATCTTTAGTTTTCATAATAGATGAAACTACCTGCCACAAAGACATAAACGCAGATTTGTTTTCATATATGTAGTTACTTACTTTAGTTTTCATTTTTGCTGATACTTGATGTCTGTTTTCTAACCAAGGAATAAAATCACTACCTAAATTAGTTAAGCCTGAATCTACTTTACTGTTCATGTATGCGTATAACAAATCAGGAAACCCTTTCATTTGTTTTTGAGTGAGTGTATTAGGGTCAAGTAATTTATCTATACTTGCGGCATTTTTCTTTACTATAAGTTGAAGTTGGTCGAGAGCACCGGTATTCACTTTGACCGGCTGTGTTGTTGTTATGCTTGGCACTACTAATACAGTTGTTTGACTTTGAAATATATCAATATTCTTAAACGGCCCTTCGTTTCCGTTGGCATCAACTTCTCTATGAATAACAATTCCAGTCATACTTTGACCAATTCTTTTTCCTAACTCACTATCTTTATACACAGCATATTCTACAATTTGTGGTTTAAATATATAATAATTTTCTTTAATCTGTGGTGTTTGATAATACAATAAGTCACCTTTAAAGAATCCTCTATAATTTTTAGGAGTTGCCTTTTCATACATAGAAAATATATTAGCCATATTTTTCGCAAATGCTATACGATTTGGATCATCTTTGTGCTTTCCACCACTACGTCCAAGTAATACTGAGTTAATTTCTTTTGGTGAAGTCGCACGTTCGACTCCGCCTTTTTTCATAAAACCACCTTTATCTGTAAAAATAAATGTGCCGTTTTCATCACGACCAAATACTATAGCTGGAGAACCATCCCATTTAAGAGTTACTGCTTTATGATTGTCCCCTGTCATACTGCGAAGTGCTTCGATAGCACGAGATGCTCCAGCACTGCCTTGAAAAAATATTAAATCCTCAGCATGTTGGATTCGTGCTTCCATTTCTCTCAATGGTTGCTTGAATTCTAAAAATCTCATTACAACAGACCTGCCCTATATTTTAATTCATCTAGTTTAGCAGGCATAACTTTTTTCATCGACCAAGCCGAGTTTTCATCCTTTTCATAATTATCAATATATGTTTTTGCTTGTGGGTATGCTGTGACAATATGTTCGACTGATCCTAAGTTTTCCTTAGTTGCTTGAGGCCCTAACAACAACTTTGCAATTTCATCTATATTACTTGATACTAATTCATTAGTTTCTCTATTAACTAACCCTTTATAAGGACTCCATTTCATGCCTTTATTTTTTGCTAAGTCAGCAATTAAAATCTGTTTGTGTACACCTTTGTATGGTGAACCTTGTGGAATGTTATGAACATGAAATTGTTGTGCTGTCTCACCGTTATCAACAACCATGATATCAACTTGTTGAGTAGTATCACCTATGTTAGTTTTAACGTGTACGATTTGTCCTGACTTGCGTGTCTCAAATCCAGCTTTTTGAAATATCTTTTCTAATTCTATTTTTGCATTTTTTGTATCTTGTACTTTAAAATGTTTCATTATTGTACCAGCATCGACAATCATATCTAAGTCGCCACTCATTTTTCCTGGTATTGGTGTTGCTCCTGAACCAATTGGCAGTGCTTTAGCACCTGTGACTTTCATAACATTGTTGATCTGTTTCATCATGTTAGGTATTAATTTTTGATCAAAATCTGCTGTATTTTGAAATATATTTCCACCTTCGACTAAGTTGATACTGTCTAATGTTTTTTGTAATTTAGCAAGATGCTCAGTAAGGTTCATGCTTACTTCTCTAATAACTTTTTAAGTTTGATTGCTCTTTTTTCAGATTCAGTAACTGGTTTAGATTCAGTTTGGAGTGTTGAAGAATATGGTGCTGTTTGGGCAGAAGAAGCCGCTCCAGCTTTAGCATAAGCATAAGTTTGCTCTGCTAGGTTGGCTAATAATGATGTATCAAATATTCCTTTATCCCATTGTTTTTGCATTTCTATAAATATGTTATTCTTTAGTTTACCAAATGGCGTCCCGTCTTCAATTTTAAGAGAATCAGTATATTGATTATACCAATTACTTAAATATGTGTCTAATGAGACTTGAGTTCTTTGATCGATTGTCTTACCAGGTTTTGCAATATATGATTGTGGAGATTCTAGTTGCCCGGCTACTAAATCATAAGCAGTTTCTACAAAGTTTTCTACAAAATACTTTCTTGCCAAATTTGCTTGGCGTGAAGAAGAATTGTTATTTCTTGGTAGAGTAAACGTTTTTTCTTTGTTGGTTTCAGGAGTTTCTGGTTGTTCTGGATATCCAAATTTTGGATCTCCTTTATTTAAACCATCTGGATCTTGTGGATTGTAATCTTTGCCTCGGAAGAAGTCCCGTGCTTTGTTTAGACCGGCTTTGGCTTTGTCTCCGATTGAATATTCGACTATAATATCATTGCTTTTCATGCAATCGATCCTAATTAATTTTCTTAATTGTTTTTGAGAAACGAGTGTTGTCTCTTCCACGAATAGCACTTAATAATTTTTTTTCAAGTAATTCTGCTTTATCTTCATCATAATTACGTTGAATGTATTCAATAAGATTTAATGCACTAGAAATAATGTTGTTACCACGAGACTCTACTATATGCGGTACATCTCGGTTTTGCCCAATCGATTCGAGTTCTTCTAATAAACTTCTTGTTTTCTTTTGCATAATGATTCTCTTAAATCCGTGTATAGTATTTAGTCGTTATAAGCCATTAATTGTTTTCTTTTAGATCATTCAGTAATGATCTAAGTTTAGTGCCTTGAACATCTGCTTTTACGTTTTTGTTAGCAGGTTCTATTTGAGACTGAACAATTTCATCTGTTGCTCCAACATTAGATGTAGTTTTAAACTTATCCATGATTGCTTGTGCTGATGGTTGTGGTTGTGATCCAGGACTTGCGACTGTTGATGTGCCAGGATCTGTAATACGCAATGTATCGACATTAAATGCTAATTCAACCTTTTGTCCTACACCAGAACTTGATCTTGTCTTCATTAACTGAATCTGATACTGTCCACGTTCTCTCATACTGCGTGATGTAAAGATTCCGAACACATTATCAGCAGTATTAATCTTACTGATACCACCTGATATATGACTGTGATCGAATTCGATTTCATCAGTAGCACTTCGATTTAACTGTGATGCTGTTACAAAGAGTATGTCCAATTCTTTTGCTAAGTTACGCAATTCTTCTGAAACATACTTGTCTTTAATAAACAAGTCTGAAGGACTTACTTTAGCACTGACAGGCATTAACAAATCTAAATAATCAACACACAAGAAGTCAAGTTTCATGCCTGTTTGTATCTGTAGTTCTTTACAGTATGCTCTAATATCATTAACTGTAGACTGAGCAGGCATGTATTTGATTCTTAATTGACCAGCCGCTTTTTGTTTCATTTTTACTTTCATTTCAACATTATCTAAATCTTTAAAGATTTCTTTTGTGCCAGTGTCAGTGACCATTGAGTCTAGTCTCATTGCTGATAAGTTTTCACTTAATTCTAAAGTAACATAGATACCAGACATTCCAGCAAGAGCCCAATTGACTGACAAATTTTGCATAAACAATGACTTACCTGAACCAGAAGCACCAGCAAAGATTTGTAACTCTCCACGATTGAATCCACCATAAAGTTTCTGATCAAGTGACGGCCAACCAGTTGATGCTTGACCGTTACTTGTTTTAAGATGCATCAAACGAGCCCTAGGATCATC